GAGATGAGATAACCAACAGGTGATCCTAATATGAGGACACTTAATTTGCATCACGGTATTAATATTACCGATGACTTTATGCATCTAATTGAGCGCGCTATGATTGATCCAGAGATGGATGATACTTGGGAATTGAAAGATCCTCATAACGGCGAAGTCAAAGATAAAATATCGGCAAGAGAGTTATGGCAACGCATTTTAGATATGCGTATGCAAACAGGTGAGCCCTATCTACATTTTATTGACAGTAGTAATAGAGCTATGCCCGAGTTCCAAAAGAAGTTGGGACTAAGTATCAAACAATCTAATTTGTGCAGTGAAATTATTTTACCAACGGATAAAGATCGTACTGCGGTATGTTGCTTATCCTCTTTAAACTTGGAGTATTATGATGATTGGAAAGATGACAGACTTTTTCTTCGGGACGTTGCAGAGATGCTCGATAACGTCTTGCAGTATTTCATTGATAATGCTCCTGACAGCATATCACGCGCAAGATTTAGTGCTACTCGTGAACGGTCTATTGGTATTGGTGCTCTCGGTTGGCACGCTCTACTACAAAAGAACAACCTCCCGTGGGAATCGGCATCGGCAACAGGATTGAATCATAAGATATTTGCACACATTCGTAAGGAATTAGATAATGCTAACATTCAATTGGGTAAAGAACGAGGTGAAGCACCTGATGCGACAGGTACTGGACGCCGCTTCTCTCATATGCTTGCTATTGCTCCAAACGCTTCTTCTTCTATTATTATGGGTAATACTTCCCCTTCTATTGAACCGCTTCGTGCAAACGCATATAGACAAGATACTTTATCGGGTTCAATGCTTAATAAAAACAAATGGCTAGATAGAATTATTAAGCAAAAGTTAGGTGAATCAGATTTTGCAGATGCAGGCGAAAAGTATAATGAGATTTGGTCTAGTATTATTGCTAATGATGGATCAGTTCAACATCTTGATATATTTGATGATTGGACAAAAGATGTATTTAAAACATCTATGGAAATTGACCAGCGTTGGGTAGTACAACATTCTGCAGACAGACAGCAATATATAGATCAAGCACAATCTGTTAATCTATTCTTTAGACCAGATAGTAATATTAAGTATATCCATGCTGTTCACTTTCAAGCGTGGAAACAAGGCCTAAAGACATTATACTATTGCCGTTCAGAAAAGATTGGTAAAGCAGATAAGATATCAAAGAAAATAGAGCGACAAGTCATGGAAGAGATTGACTTGAAAGCATTAGCAACCGAAGACGTTTGTTTAGCATGTGAAGGATAAAAATGAAAAAAATAATTAGATTTACAGCATCATGGTGCCAACCATGTAAAGCAATGGCCAGTATACTTGAAGAAGTTAATACTAATATTAATATTCCTATTGAAGTTGTAGATATTGATGTGCATCAAGAAGTTGCAATTGAATTTGGAATTAGAAGTGTCCCTACACTTGTTAAGATAGATGAAAATGGCAATGTTGCTGGCAGACTAATAGGCGTTAGAGCAAAAAATTTAGTAGAAGAGTTCCTCAATGATTAAAAAAACAAAATCCAATTTAATGGATACTAGAGACTCATTCAAACCCTTCAATTACCCTTGGGCATATGATGCATGGTTGAAACACGAACAAAGTCATTGGTTACATACTGAAGTACCAATGGTAGAAGATGTTAAAGATTGGAAAAAGAAACTAAATGCAAACGAAAAACAATTCCTCACACATATTTTCCGCTTTTTTACGCAGGGAGATATCGACGTTGCTGGTGGTTACGTCAACAATTACTTGCCTTATTTTCCTCAGCCTGAAGTACGCATGATGCTATTGGGCTTTGCAGCACGCGAAGCTCTACATATTGCAGCATACTCACATTTAATTGAGACTTTGGGATTACCTGAGACAATGTATAATGAGTTCTTAGCTTATGAAGAAATGAAAGCTAAGCATGATTATGTTACTAACATTTCATTACAGAACTCCACAAAAGAAAACACAGCAAAACATATTGCTATCTTCTCAGCATTTACAGAAGGTATGCAGTTGTTTAGTTCTTTTATTATGTTGTTAAATTTCCCTCGTCATGGTAAAATGAAGGGTATGGGACAAATTGTTACTTGGTCTATTGTGGATGAGACTCAGCATTGTGAGGCTATGATCAAATTATTCAGAACATATATACAAGAGAATCCGGAGATTTGGAACGATCAGCTCAAAGGTGAACTGTATACAATTGCCGAGCAAATGGTTTTACTCGAAGACCGCTTTATTGATTTAGCATTTGCCATGGGTCCTATGGAAAATTTAAATGCAGCTGACGTTAAACAATATATTCGCTATATTACTGATCGTCGCCTTATTAGTCTTGGTCTTAAGGGAATTATGAAGGTTAAAAAGAATCCGCTACCTTGGGTTGAAGAAATGATTAATGCACCTATTCACACTAACTTCTTTGAGAATAGAGCAACCGATTATGCCAAGGCAGCACATACAGGAAACTGGGAAGATGTTTGGGCAAAACAAAAATGAAAACTTTTAAAGAACTAACCGAGCCAAGGTATTATGCCGATGGTTCATTGATCTCAGCAAAATTGCCGCCAGCGTATGAAAAAGCCAAAGGTGAAAAGAATTGTGCTAACTGTGGTGCTTATGTACCTGGCACAAAATATTGTAAAACTTGGGATGCTAAGGTGCGTCCGGAATATTATTGTAAAAAATGGATCAAGAAAGAGAATTAAAATTCTTTGAGAAAAGAAGATTAATATGCGATGAGTGCGAGCATAAAACACAAATCATGGGTATTAATACTTGTGAAGCGTGTGGATGCTCAATATGGGGCAAGACTTTAATTAAGCCTGCGAAATGTCCTAAAGGAAAATGGAATGCCGAATAAATTTGATTATGCTCATATGATTGTTGCTGAGACTTATGCTAAGTTATCATATGCTAACCGATTACAGGTTGGTGCTGTTGTAGAAAAAGACAATAGAATTATATCTATTGGATACAACGGCACTCCTGCTGGCTGGGATAATACTTGTGAGGATACTTTTGAAGAGCATTCTACTTATGTAATTGATATGGGTGGACCTGCGTATCCTATGATTACCACCCGCACAAAAACAAAGCAAGAAGTTATCCATGCTGAAATGAATGCTATTGGTAAGTTGGCTAAGTCAAATGAATCAGGCGATGGTGCTACAATGTATATTACTCATGCACCATGCTTTGACTGTGCTAAACTTATACATATAGCAGGGATTAAAAAAGTGTTTTATCGCAATCAATATAGAAGCGATGAAGGTATAGAATTTTTAAATAAGTGTAACATTGAAGTGGAGAAAATATGAGCGCAAACAAAAAAATTGGAATCACGTGTTCCACCTTTGATCTGTTCCATGCAGGTCATGTAATTATGTTGGAAGAAGCAAAGCGTCAATGCGATTATCTAATTGCTGCGATTCAAGTCGATCCGACAATAGATAGAAAATCTAAAAACAAACCTGTTCAGTCAATCATTGAGAGACAGATTCAGGTATCATCATGCAAGCATGTTGATGAGATTATAGTATATTCGACAGAGAAAGAGCTCGAGGATATCTTTATGGCATTGCCAATTGATGTTCGAATCTTGGGTGAGGAATATAAAGATACAGACTATACCGGCAAAGATATTTGCATGAAAAGAGGAATAGAATTGTATTTTAATAAACGAGATCATTTCTTTAGTTCATCTGACCTGCGTCAACGAGTATTTGATGCAGAAGCTAAAAAGAGAGGATTAACATGGCAAGAAAGCAACACCACGAATGCGTCGAGTGTGATGGCGTCTTCAAGATAAATTTTGATCTTGACGAAGACTACTATAAAGTAGAATTCTGTCCATTCTGTGGGTCGCATATGGATGAAGATCAACAGGATGAGTACGAAGACGAAGACCTGTCCTAAGTGTAGTACAGAGCATACCAAACCAGGTAAGTTCTGTTCTCGCGCCTGTGCAAATTCCAGACAATGGAATGAAGAGCACAAGAAGGTGTTTTCAGAAAAGCAAGCGGCATATATGGCACGCGAGGAATCTGAAGAACACAGATATAAGAAATCAATACAGTCCCGAATGCTGCAAAAAGCCGGCATTATGGGCACCGGCGAACTAGCTGAAGACGCCGAAGATATAATGACAAATCCCGATGATTACTTCTTTGTTCCGCCAAGGGATGATGGTGATAACTTTTCTGATGGAAACGACTATTGGGAAACCGTATAAATACTAATTTAATATTGGTATTTAGATGTGGTTATATAAAGAAAAGCCTTTAGAAACTGTTCCAGAAGAAGCATATGGTTATGTGTACTTGATTACCAATACTGCCACGAATCGCAAGTATATAGGTAAAAAGTTGTTTTGGTTTCGCAGAACAAAGGTAGTTAAGGGTAAGAAGAAAAGATTAAAGGTTGAGTCAGATTGGAGAGATTATTGGTCTTCATCTGATGAGGTTAAGAAAGATGTTGAAACGCATGGTGCGGATAAGTTTATACGAGAGATACTGCATATATGCCCAAACAAAGGTTTGTGCAATTATTTGGAAGCAAGAGAACAAATGGATAGACGAGTTTTAGAGACAGAAGATTATTACAACGGCCAAGTGCAATGCCGCGTACATAAAACTCATATAAAGAATCTAAAGGCATAAGATGCGATTATCAGGATTAGAATTATTAGGCGGAATGAAAATTGTTACTACTCCGCCACCATTATTACCTATTATAGATTTTGATGCAGCATACTACTCAGCAGTACCTACAAATGGAAGTACGATAATCGGCACTGGCGCATACGCTATTACTGTAGCAAATCCTGGAAATAATATTAGTTGGAATAGTGCCAATGGCGGGGTGTTTAGAGTAACTACTGCAAGCAGCACAGACTTCTTGGCATTTGGTCCAAATTACAGTAGCGGCACTCAGGCTTATACAGTAGGCATGGCATACAAATGGAACGGAACCACTCCGGGTAGATTACTCAATGCCAATTCAGCGTCACCTGATCTCTTATTAGGACTATGGGGTTCGGGCATCTGTCTTATGGATATTGTCTTTACTGAAGGTAGTAGCTTTATAGGTGGTAACAGTACCGAAGCAGATAATAATTGGCATTTTGTATGGTTAACCTTTAAAGGAAGAGAAGACCCAGAAAAAACTACTGCTTATAAAGACTACTTAGGCGGTACTCCACACTTTAACGGGAGTAACAGTAGTGGTACTGGATTTAATGGATTGAGATTGTTTAGCAAGTATGACGGATCTGAAGAAGTAGATGCCGATGTTGCATTCGTTAAAGTATGGGATACAGAATTATCTTTAACACAAGTACGAGCAGAACATAGTAAATACAGAGCACGCTTTGGGTACTAACAAGCAAAACGTTCTCAGCAATAAATACAGCAAACGTATAAGAAAGAATTAAAATGCAAATTACAAATGTTAACTTCGCTCTTGGCGGAATGAATGTACAGACTTGGGATATTCCTATTCCCCCAGCAAATTACCTTTGGTCTTGGGGACTTAATACGTCAGGCGAAATGGGGATAGGTAATACTACAAATTATTCAAGTCCAAAACAAGTTGGCGCCATGGCCAATTGGGCAAAAGTTGCTGGCGGACAAGTACATTCTTTATCAATTAAAACCGATGGTACCCTGTGGGTATGGGGACGTAATACGAGAGGGTGCCTCGGTTTAGGTAATACTACAGGTTATTCAAGCCCGGTACAAGTTGGTTCTCTAACCAATTGGTCAAGTATTTCAGGGACACTAAATATATCATTGGCAATTAAAACTGATGGTACTTTGTGGACATGGGGAAATAATGCTTATGGCGGTCTTGGTTTGAGCGACACTGCAAATAGATCTAGTCCCGTACAAGTTGGTGCATTAACTAGCTGGTTAGATGTTGCCGCAGGGTACATGCATACAATAGCCACCAAAACCGATGGAACCTTATGGGCATGGGGCAGTGCTAGTTATGGGATATTAGGTTTAAATAATGCCTCCAGTTATTCTAGTCCAGTACAAGTTGGGTCATTAACTAATTGGTTATCTGTATCTGCATTAGAGGTGCAATCTGCTGCTATTAAAACTAATGGTACAATGTGGGCATGGGGCAAAAACAATGTTGGTCAATTAGGATTAGGTGGGTCCTCAAATTATTCAAGTCCAAAACAAATAGGGGCACTGACAACTTGGGCATCGGTAAGTTTAGGTAGAAGCTATGGTCACGCAATTAAAACCGACGGTACCTTATGGTCATGGGGGTTTAATTATTATAGTAATTTAGGATTAAGTAATAATACAGATACTGTTAGTCCCGTACAAGTCGGCGCACTAACTACTTGGTCAAAAATAAAAGCAAACAAGTTTCATTCTGCAGCCATTAAAACCGACGGTACCTTATGGACTTGGGGCAAAAACGACACTGGTGGTTTGGGTATAGGTAATACTATAGATAAAAACAGTCCGACACAGGTTGGTGCATTAACTAATTGGTTGAATGTTTCTTCAGGATATAAATTTACAATAGCCAACCAACAATAATTAAAGAAGAACAAATTAGCATCTATATTTTTAGGTTTTAACAGGCAATAATATAATGACAATACTACAACTACTTGAATACATATTTTATGTGTGGGTAATTTGGAATGCTCTTGGTCTTATTAAAGTATTAACTAATAAAGACATGCAGCAATATAAAATGCTTACTCCGCCTAGTGAACAGGAAAAGTATATAGAATGCAGGGTTGAGCATCACGGAGATCAAGTATACTTATGGACTTTGAACCCTGAAGCATTTTTAATTCAAGGCAAGTCTTTAGATGAGATACAAGAGGCATTGCTAAAGATAATGCCTAACACGACTCTGGTAATAACAGAATCAGATCGAGAGTTAGACGGTCTAAACCCTGTGTAAGTTATAAAGTATCTGCACTGCGACGGCAGCTGTGGATACTGTCACGATTAAAACGTAATAAATTGTGTGTCTCATTTTTAATTATCCCAAGTGACATGATCCGCAATCGGAGATATCATTTTCATTATTTGTTCGTATTCAAGTTTATTTTTATTCACATCATATCTGTAAGGTACTTGGATGCAAGTGAAGATATAATGTTTCATTTTATTTGTAATGCGAATAGACATCTGTTCTAATACTGTGTCATGGTCCGTTCCGTTTGACAATGCTTGCATGGCATAACCGAATTCAAACTGTCTGACTCTTTCAGACCATTCTTCAAATGTCTCTCCGTCTTTGATTTTCATTTAAATAATGAAAGCGATGCGAGTTTTGATTCTAAATAAGCAATCTGTGTTACTATAGCATCGAATGATGCACAGGTGCTAGATGAACCTGGTACACCCACAGTATGTTGCAATAATACCTCAGCGTCAATTCGCAACTGTTCAATATCTGCGGTGTATCGTGCTGCGGTTGCATCGATGATTTGATTTCTAAAACTCATTATGTGTTCTTTCGTGTTTGATGTAGATATTCTCTTTTTAGCCACCATTTGTATTTGTCCCAATATTCTTGCATAGACAAGCGTTGTTCTTTATATAACAGTCTTTCCTCTAGATTCTCATGCCATAGGTGAGATACCCATGTTCTAAATGCAGACGCTTTCACACTATCTCCTCGAGGATTCCCAATAGTTCTGCAGTAATTAGCAATAGACCGGCAATAACAAAATCACCCGTGATTAAGTATGCTCCTGCTATAATTCTAATTCCACTTTTAATCAAACTGATATAAAAGTGACCTTTGCTTGTGTCTTTTGGTTGAATATCCATATAGAATCCTTATATTGTAGATAATATTATCTCGATTATATATTCTTTTTGATGTCTTGTCAAGCACTTTTTCAACAGAAATTCGAATCTTTTTGACTGAAAAGGCTTGACAAGATGTGCATTTGCACATATAATTATGACATGATGAAAAGTAAATTTGTGCAAATCAAAAGAACCCATAAAGCCAAAAGGGTTTTTGCTTGTGCAAATGTGCAAAAGCAATTATAATAGATATATAGCAAACAAAAACAGGAGTTAGTATGCGTGTAAAAGTAATTTTCAACAAAGCAAAGAATCGTTTCGAAGGTTTTGTTGATGGCAAAATGGTCTCAAGATCACGTCACGAATCATATGTGCGCGACCAGATTGCTAAATTAGGTTTGCAAGTAGAACCAGTAAGCGGTACTGTAAATACCCAGCCCAAGGTTGACGAGTTTGGTATCAACAAGCGTTTTGACTTTGTTGCACAAATGGTCACAATGGTTGCTAAAAAGACTATTGCATCAGCAATTATCACAGGCCAAGGTGGCTTGGGTAAGACACATACTGTTTTGAAATCACTCAAGGCACAGAACTTGATTGACACCACAGACTTAGCACAGTTCGAAGAAGGTGCTCGCATTAATTCTGACAAGAGTTTTCGCATTGTAAAAGGTTACAGTACTGCTAAAGGTCTGTATCGCACATTGTTCGAAGGCAACGGTCAAGTATTAGTATTTGACGACTGCGATAGCGTGCTCAAAGACCCAGTTGCTCTTAACTTGCTCAAGGGTGCGCTTGACTCATACGGCGAACGCTGGATCAACTGGAATGCGGACATGAAAGATGACGACTTGCCCCGCAGTTTCAAGTTTACAGGTAGCATTGTGTTTATTTCCAACATGGATCTTGATCGTGTAGACCAAGCTGTTAAGAGTCGTGCAATGTGCGTTGACTTGAGCATGACACAAGCTCAAAAGATTGAGCGCATGGAAGTATTGATTGATGATTCAGAGTTTATGCCAGAGTTTGCGACAACACATAAAGCTGACGCAATTGCATTCATCAAGACAATTGGCAACAGCATTGAGAACTTGAGTTTGCGTTCGTTAATCTCAACAACAAAGATTCGTGCAGAAGGTGGCGATTGGAAACAATTGGCTAAGTACGTGCTCACCCAAGGTGCTTGATATGACAGACCGAGATATGGGAAATTTAATGTTCTTATTGAAAGCAGACAATGAGACATTTACAAAATGGTTAAATACTTGTAGCTTTGACGATATTGCTTATGCAAATGAATTGATTACTGCTTATAGAAAAGAGAAAATATATCTAGAAGACGATGTCGATGATTTCTCTCTTGCTAAGGATGTTCTAAGTAAATTCACATTAGGTAATAAACTCAAGAATGGCTAGTCTAAAAGATCATTTTGAATCTATTAGATACTTTGGTAAATATCAATTAGGTGATAGAGTTACTGGAGTGTACAAAGGTGTTAGGTGGGTAGGCTCTGTGGGTAATGACAGGGTTATCAACGAACAACAAGGACCTACAGTAACTATTCATCTTGATTTACCTTTCAAGATCAAAGACGAAATACACCGGCATATACTTATTGTCAAACCCAAAGATATTAAAAGATTAACTAATTATGACGTATAATAGAGAATTAGTATTAAACACTAAAGATTGTGTTTATCATCCTAACGCCAAACGATTAACTATCTCTACAGAGAAAATAGCTGGCTCGATTATCTTTCCTAATACAGTATATGTCAAATCACATCATACCAATAAACAGGTGATATTCAAACCCATTAAGTCATACCATAAAGATTTTGACCAAGATCAATGGGATGGAGAACAGCAAATATATGAACCAATGGATGCTGGAGTTAATGTTAAAACTCTGGTAATATATCGAGGCGAATAATCGGATTGCATTATAACATCGTTCAAGTGTTCTGTCAAGCACTTTATAGTACCCATACAAGTTGCTAGGGTATGCTTGACAGGTTGTCCAAATCGTGCTATAATAGAGTCATAGTAACAAGGAAATATATGAAATTAGTCATTTCAACTCAAGTATACGAAAATTATGGTGCTCACGATTGGGACGGTACTGGCGAGTGTCCTCAATACTGGAAAGCCAAAGGTGGTAGCGATTACGCTATCAAGCACTTCAAAGGTGGCGATGAAGAGGCTGTCAAAGCAATCTTTTGTTTACGTCCAAAGATTGAGAGTGACGACGAGTTCTATCGTGAGTATATCCTAAGCTGGAACATTGTCAGCGACGACTACCTCACAGAGTTCGAGCAGTCACAGCTTGACTACGAAGGCAAGATTCGTTTCCCAGCAAAAGAGTTGGCTTGGTAAGGAGAAAATATGCGTACAAAGACATTGGTTGATGGTTTGAAGAATTCACAGAAGATCCGAGTCATTATAGATGGCTTTGGAATCTATACTACGGTCGGCAATATATTCAATGTATATGCTCATCACAGCTTGAAGCAGGCAGCATGGGATGGGTTGTTGCGTTTGAGTAGCGATCGCTATTTTGCTAAAAGAGCAAACAAAGAATTACCCACGATGGTTAGCATGAAGAGTATGAATACTACTCAGATTGCTAAGCAAGTACAAATTGATTTGATTTAAGGAATAGATATGCCTAATTGGTGCAGTAATACAGTTCGCCTCACTCATGAAGATCCAGCTATGATTATTCGAGCGCGCGACGCTTTGACAAATGGTACCTTCTTTAATGAGTTTGTTCCAGTACCGAAACAGTTAGTTGAGACAGTAGCATCATCGCAGACAGATGAGGAATTGACAAAGGCAAACATCGAGAAGTTTGGTTATGCTTCTTGGTATGATTTTTGCGTAAATGAATGGGGAACGAAATGGGACACGGAATGTCATAGCGTTGACATCTATGAAGAGCACCCTGATACACTCGAAGCAGTATTTGATACAGCATGGGCACCCCCGATTCAGTTTTATGAAAAGCTAGAACGTATGGGTTTTCAGGTTGAGGCAAAATACTATGAGTCTGGTATGTGCTATGCTGGAATGTATTCAAATGGTTCAGACGATTACTATGAACTTGGCACCATGTCAGCAGAAGAGGTCGAGCGTACGATTCCTGAAGAGCTAGATGCGGAGTTTGGTATCAGTGACAATATGTATCAGTACGAAACTGATAACCCAGAAGAAGAATGATTTTAACATCTTTCAAGTGCGTTGTCAATA